GTGATAAAGATCCTCCGCTTCGACCAGGGCAACCTGCCCGAGGGCCTGCGCCAGCTGCTGCTGGACGTCCACGACGAGGCGTACCACGACCGACGCCACGAAGAGTTCGTGCAACGCTTCCCCTGGTTCGTCGACCACTGGAGCTCCAAGTCAGGGTTCACCTGCGTCGTGGCCTACGACGACGACGAGCCGATCGGCTTCTCCTACGGCGCCCCGCTCACCGAAGGGAAGGAGTGGTGGCGCGACCACATGCCCGCGCCCGAACGAACCGAGACCTTCGGCGTGTCCGAGCTGATGCTGCGCCCCGCCTGGCGGAAGCAGGGCATCTCCCCGCGACTCCACCAGGCGCTGCTGGCCGACCGGACCGAGGAGATGGCCGTGCTGACCGTCGACACCGTCCGTCCCAGGCTCCAGGCGCTGTACGAGTCCTGGGGCTACCGCAAGGTTGGTGAGAACCGCCCCTTCATCGACTCCCCGCTCTACGCCGTCATGGTCTGCGACCTCCCGACCGCGAGCTGAGCCAAGATCACGACCCTGGGGGTGACCCACAAGCCGGGCACCCCCAGGCGGCTGATGGAGCAGACGCGGAGCTTAGACAAGCACTCGGGGCCTACCTTGCCCTGATCTCCGAGTAGCGGACCGTCGCACCTAGGCGATGAGGCCCATGCGGCGGTGGCTGAACAGGTCCTCGGGTTCGTAGACCGCCATGAGCGCGCCGTCGGCGCGGTCCGGGCTGGAGACCCCTCGGGCCTTCATGCTCTTCTTCGACTCGATGACGACGGCGCCGTTGCTGTTGGTGGACATGTTCGGCGAGGAGAGTTGGACGGCGCAGGCGTGGTCGACGCGCAGGCGCAGCCGGCCCTGGCCGGTAGCCGGGTCGGGCTGCAGCAGCGCGCGGCCAGCGAGCCACATCTCGTCCCGCTTGCGGTAGGGACGCATCAGCTGGGCCGGGTCGTCGCGCTCGGGGTCGATGTTCTCGGACACCATCACGCCGACAATCTCCGCCTGGTGCCGGCCGTCCTCGCCCCAGCGTTCGAGCATGCTGGTGACGCCGTGGCCCAGGCCGTTGCGGTCGACCTTGACCCGGACCGGGGCCCGGGTGCCGAGCGCGGCCGCCAGGCGCTGCGCCCGGAGGATCTCCGCTTCGACCCGCTCGGCGACGTCGACCTGGTTCAGGTTGATCTGGCCGCTGGAGGCGTGTCGCTGCTCCAGGGCGTCGCCGACGACCCGATAGATCGTCACCTCGTCGCCGCCGTCCGCTGCGACGTCAACGCCGAGCCGGACCCAGGAACCGCGGCGCACCGTGTGGGTGGCAGTCTCTCCGACGAGACCCAGGTCCGCGGGGCGGACCCAGTCAGGTCCTTCGGGGTCGTCGGTGTCCTGGGCGGCTTCGATCCAGGCCAACGGAATGGCCTTGGAGCTGCCGCCCCTGGGGAAGCGGGCGTAGACCTTGGCCTGGACGTAGGGGTGGTCCTCGCCGTACTCGCGCACGGTGCGCGACACCCAGTCCATGTTCGGCAGGTGTTCGGCGAGGGAGTGCTTGGCGCCGCCGGGTGGGCAGTCCCGGCAGTACGGGACGCGTTCCAGGGTGATGGCCGGCGAGTCGAGGACCCGGATCGGGATCGTCGTGGTGGTCGGCTCCTCGGGGTCGTCGCCTTCGCCGCAGAGCAGCTCGAACCAGCTCCGCGGGTCGTCGGCCGGGGGGTTGCCGATGGCCAGCATCCGGGCGTCGCCCGTCAACAGGTTGTTGGTGCCGTTGCCGATGGTGCGGGCGATACCGCCGGCTTCGTCCACCACGATGAGCAACTTCGGCGTCCCGTGGATGCCCTGCATCGCGGCCTCGTCGTTTTCCGGCGCCGTGAATCCGTAGGCGACCACCACCGCGTTGCCGTAGAGGTCCGGAATCTTCCACTGGACGGTGTCGCACCAACCCGGGAGTTTGCCCCGCGCGATCGTCTTCCTGATGTGCGGCCACAACTGGTTGCGGACCTGCCGAAAGCGCGTCGCCGTGGTCACGATCACGGCCGTGCCGGGCGGGTTGACGCAGCCCATCCACGCGACCAGGCGGCCGGCCAACCACGTCTTGCCGACGCCGAACCCGGCCGGGACGGCCACCCGCTTGTGGTTGACCACCGCGTCCAGGACGTCCCGCTGCTTCGACCAGATCGTCTCTCCGAGGACGTCCTCGGTGAACCCTGACGGGGTGTCGGCCCACAGGCCGTAGAGGGTGCCCTGCTCGCGGCGAACTTCCCGGACGACGTAGCCGAGCTCCCTGGCCCCGAGGGTCTTCACCGTGGCCCGGCGGGCTGCCACGGGTGCGCGCAGCAACAGGTCGGCGACGTTGGCGGCGTCCTTCGACCTCACGCCCTGGCCGCTGCTGCGCCCTGCTTCCGCCAGGACGTCAGCGGTGGTGGTGCGCGGCGGCGCGGCGGTGGTCGGCATGGCGGGCACTGTGACCGTCGGACGCGCCTTGTGTCCCGCTGTCCGAGCACGTGCGCGCAGTTCAACGCCTGGTTGTGCGATCCAGCATCACCGGGTCCCGTGAATACCTGTCCGGCAGGGCCGTCCCATCCGGGGCGGTCCTTCGCCATGTCCGAGCGGCCGCCGACTGCCCGGGCCGTCGACGGCCGACCGACCTCCCCACGCACAAGGAGCGACGTATGTTCCCGAGCATCTTCATCGTCCTGCTGACCTGCCATTGGGCAGCGGACTTTCCCGGCCAGACCGATCATCAGGCCTCGCACAAAGCGGACCGGACTCTTCAAGGGTGGGTCGCGAACCTGACACACGCCTTCACCCACGTGGCGATCACCGCGGTGGTGCTCTGGCTGGTCGGACTCGCCGAACCTGACCTTCACCCCACGCTGACGGCGGAGGCCTTCGGACTCGCCTGGGTAGGGATCAGCCACAGCGCGATCGACCGCCGCCGCATGGTGAAGTGATGGATGGAGCACACCGGTCAACGCGGCTACTACCAGCGGGACGGGGCCCTACATGTCGATCAGGCTGCGCACGTGCTGCTCGGACTTCTGCCGGCCGCGCTGCTGATCTCCCGGCTGTAGCAGGTGGTGCCGAATATGCTGCTGCTCCCAGGCCGGGATGCGGTGGCCTGGGAGCAGCAGGGGTGTGAGGGCTGTGGAGGAGCGCCTCACAATCAGGTGTACGACGGTTGGCCCGGAAGCGTTACACCTGGCCGGCCGCCTGGTCGTGGGCGCGCTGTGCCTCGTCGTGGCGGGCGCGGGCCGTCACGATGAGCAGCTCGTACTTCTTGAGGTCGGCGAGCGCGTCTTCGACGGGCAACTCGGTGACGCCGTGCTCGTGTGCGAGGCGGGCCCTGGCGGCGCCGGCTCGGGGCGGCTCCGGGTCCTGGGCGGCGTCGGCCGGATGCCCCAGGGCGGCGGTCCACACCTTGTCCCACTCCTCGCGGGTGCAGCCCAGGGCCCTGGGCATGGAGCGGATGCGGCTGCCGCCGTAGGCCCACAGCGACAGCGCGGCGCGGTGGCGCAGCTGGGTGTACTCGTCGACGTTTGCGGCGGCCGCGCGGGCGATCTCTGCGGCACGGCGGGCCCGGTCTGCGGGGGCGAGGCCGTCGAGTTCGGCGGCGACCAGGCGGACGGCTGCTTGGCGGGCCGTCTCCAGGTCGGTTGCCCTGTTCTCGTCGGTTACCCGCTTGGTGGCGGTCATGGAGGTGGCGGTGGCGGCCATGCCGATCTGGGCGGCGATGGCCTCGTGGCTCAGTTGGTAGGGCGGCTGGCGTAGCGCGAGGATCGCGGCATCGCGGAATTTCATGGCCTCGGCGTTGCGGGCCCGGTCCTGCTCGGTGAACATGCCGAACGTGGCGACCTGGTCGAGTGCCTTGTCGACGGGCAGTTCGGCGATGCCGGCTGCACGTGCGGCTGCGATGCGGTCGGGGCCTGCTGGGGGGGTGGGCGGCGGCGGGGTGTTTCCGGTGATCTTCCAGCCGAAGGCGCCGGCCTGGATGCGGGTCCACTGCATCCGGGTGCACCCCATGCTCTGTTCCAGGCCTCGGGTGCGGTGGCCCTCGTATGCCCACAAGGACAGGGCAGCGTGGTCGCGTCGGGTCTGGTGTTCGGCGCGGTCCGTCTCGGCTTGTTCCATGATCTCGACGGCGCGTCGGGCCCGCGCCATGGGGTGGGCGATCGCGCCGAGTTCGGTGGCGACTTCCTTGGCGGCGTCCTCACGGATCGTCGCGAAGTCTGGGCGCTCGGGGTAGAGGAACGTGCTCTTGGACATGGTGGTGGGGACTCCTGCACAGTCACGGTGGAGTGTGCGGCTGGGGCATCCCCATCACCGACTCCGGCAACTGTAACACCCGCAATGAGACGCGGGTTAGCAGCCGGTTAGCGCTGTCATCAGCGCCGCGCGCTGTGCGTCGGTCACCCCCATCTCCCACCGGGCCTTCGTCCGGGCGTAACCGGCCGCGAACTCGCACTCGGCCTTCTTGCCGCCCGAGGGCTTCCACTGGTCGGGGCCGCGGCCGCCCTTTGCTCGGTTCACCGACGGCAGGGTGGGAACCAGGTTGTCGTCGTCGTTGGCGAACTCGCGGCGCCACTCCGGAGTCCAGGTGTTCGCACCGGACGCCCAGGCGTCCTGGAGCGCGACGCGGTGGTCGACGTCGATGTGCTCGACGTCGGTGACCACGCTGGTGCCGGTGTAGGGGTCGGTGAGGCGGCCGGACAAGACGATCGTGCATTCGGCGGGTCGCTGCGGGGCGGTGACCTGCTCGGTGAGGGCGCGCAGCAGCGCGGCCTGGCGGGCGTTGCAGCCGTCACCGTCCAGATCTTCCCATCCGCCGAACAGTGCGCGGTCGTAGCCGGGTGTGGGGGCGGTTGCGGCGGCGGGGAGGGAGACGACGAGCCTCTGGTCGTCGGTGAGTGGCTGCGCCGGTGGGGAGGTGATGGCGAAGGTCGCGGTGACGGTGAGCGCGGCGGCGGCGCGGGCGGCGAGGCGGGCAGCGGGCAACGGGTTCTCCAAGCGGGGTGGCGGTCCGTCTACCGGGCCGGGTGGTCGCCGGCCTGCGGGGCCGGGCGGTCGGGGCACGTGCAGTCGTTGTGCGCTTCCCCGCACACCGGGCAGAGCTGGTGCCGGGGGCATTCCCCGTCCGGGTGGGCTTCGCGGATACACGGCAGGCCAGACAGGGAGGTGGTCATCGGCGTGCCAGGGTGGTGATGACGACCGGCACGCCGAGCGTTCGGCTGGTGCCGTCGGGCTCCAGGGTGCGCAGCTCGCCGGTGGGGTAGCGGACGGGTACGTGGGCGGGGTCGGTGGGACGGCGGACCTTCCACCCGGCGGCGTAGGAGGCGGCGGGGTTCGCCTCCATCCACATGTTGCACGCCTGGCAGGCCGTGACGAGGTTCGTCGGGTGGTTGATCGCGGGGTCGCTGCTGCCGCCCATGGCCCGGTTGGTGCGGTGCTGGATCGTCAGGGTGCTGCCGGTGCCGCACCGTACGCACTGGTGGCCGTCCCGGGCGTAGACCAGGGTGCGGACAGCCGTGGTGGGTCCGGTGTTGCGGGGGCGGGTGCGCAGCGCGGTCACGAGGGTGGTGGCTCCGTTCCCCTCGGGCACGAGCGGCCCGAGGTGACGAGGAGAGTGCAGGCCAGCGGGGTCTTGTGTCACCCGCTGGTCGGCCAGTCGCGTACGTCGACGTCGACGACCTCGGGGTTCTCGGTGGTCTGGGTGTGCTTGGCGGGGTCGAGGTGGTCGTGCCACAGCTCGGGGTAGTCGTTGAGCCAGCCGGCGAGGGTGTGCTGTTCGTCGGAGAGGTCGTGCTGTTCGTCGTCGCAGAACTCGATCAGCTCGATCGGGACCTCGTCCAGGGGCACGTCCAGGGCGTAGACGGTCGTCTCGATCACGGTCAGGCCGAGGGTGAGCGGCGCGGTGTCGGGGGCCTGGGCGGGCTTCGGCTCGGCGGCGGTCACCGTCACGGCGGTGGTGGGGGTGGTGGTGGTCACGGTCAAAGGGGGGCTCCCTGCTGGTCGGTGTCCGTGCAAGGGGAGCAGTCCGGGGCCGCTTGCGTCCCGGTCGGCGGGCCGCCGGGCCCGGTCGCCGGGAGCGGACGCACTGCTGCGCCCCGGCGGGTGACCGGGGCGCAGCAGGGGTGGTGGTCGGGTTGTTGTCCCGATCGGGCTATGTCCGGTCTTCGGTGGTGAACTTGCCGCAGGCGACGGTGAGTTCTTCGTAGTCGTGCTGGAGAACCCCGGTGTCGATGTGCTCGGCCCGGTACTGGGAGCAGCGGGTGCAGATCACCCGGTCGGGGCTGGTGAGTGGGCGGAAGTCCGATGTGCAGCTCGTGCGGTAGTCGGGGGTGCTCTCGTCGTCGGAGGGGTGGGTGTGCTCGCTCTTCCAGTGCAGGCACTCGGCGCACAGCGGCTTGTCGGTGTCGGTGGGGGTGGCGGTGTGTTCCTGGGCGTCGGGGCCGGGGCCGGTGGTGTAGCGGACGGCGCAGTTGTGCAGCAGGACCGCTTGGCCGCCGTCGTCGAGGCTGTCGGCCAGGAGTCGGCGCAGCCGCATCGCGGAGACCTCCGCCGCGACGGTGGCGTTGGGGATGCCGGGGGTGATCGTGTAGGCGGGGCACCCGGTGTGCTGGGCGATGGTGTCGTAGGTGATCTCGTCGAGCAGGTTCACGGTGGTGTCCAGGGGTTAGAACGAGGCGACGGTGATGGTGGTGGCCAGACGGGCGCCCCGGTGGGCGCGGGCGGCCGTGTGAGAGAGGACGGAGGACGCGGATGCGTTCGCCCAGCCGCACGCGCAGGTGACGGTGATGTGGCCGGTGGTGCCGTCGACCGTGCTGGTGGTGTCGTGCTCGTGTAGGGCCAGGAGGAGGTGCCCGAGGAACGTCACCTCGACGGGCGCGTCCATCGTGCCGGGGGTGGCGATGAGGCCCCGTTCCAGGAGCACGGCCGTCTGCTTCGGCCCAATGATGGTGGCCTCCAGAGCGATGCGCGGGCGGCCGGATCGGTCGACTCGGCAGGCCGTCTCGCTGCTGTCGCGGATCTGCCGCAGGTCGTCGGTGGCGCTGGCGGAGCGGCGGAGCCGCGCGGCCGGTTCGATCACGGCGGTCAGCGAGGGCGCACCCTTCCGATCGACGCAGCGCAGGGTGAGCCGGCCGTTGCGGTACAGCTCGATGCCGAGTTGGTTGTGGGCGACGTGGTCGACCAGTTCACGGGTGGCGGGGTCGGTCAGCGGCCTGGTCTGCGGGCGCTGGGCGGGGCCGTGGCGAGTGATGGTCTCGTGGAAGGCGGGGGCTGGCTGCGGCTGCTCGATGGTGGTGCACTGGCAGGCGCAGGGGCAGCGGCCGCAGGTGGGGCAGGCCGGGGCGTTGTCGTCGCACCAGCAGATGCACAGGCCGGTGCGGTCGCATACGCAGGCGGTGGGTGGTTCCGCCTCCGGCCGGTCGAGGCAGGCGAGCAGCGCGGCGGCCCCGCTGATGCTGCGATCGGCGAGGCTTAGGTCGTGGCGGCCGTCCGGGTGGACGGTCAGGTCACAGTCGGGCTGGTCGTCGAACTGGCACAGGTCGTAGGTTCCGGGGGTGAGGTAGCGGACGCTGCTGGGGTCCGGGTTGTCGCCGTAACCGTGGTCGTGGTGTGCGTGCGCGGTGTCCTCGAAGAAGACGGCGCAGAGCCGGGCGGCGGTGGCCGCGTCGACGCCGATGAAGTCGACCGTGGCGTCCAGGCCGGCGTGCACGATGATCGTGCCGCTGTGCTCGCCGGTGTCCCATGTCGCCACAGTGCGGGTCGGGGTGGAGCGGGCGGGGTCTGCGGTGAGGCCGGGGCGGTAGGTCGTGAGCAGCGCGAGGGCTTCGGCGCTGGTGGCACGTAGTGCGGCGTTCAGGCGGGCGTCGGGCGCGGCCGGGGTGGTGGTCATCGGGTGCTCTCCGGGGCGTGGTGGATGGCGACGAGGTGTACGGCTTCGGCGGTGAAGTCGCGGGGGTTGGAGATCATCACCGGGAGGTCGGCGAGGGTGGAGTAGCCGGGGATGATCCGGCAGCGCTGCACGCGGAGCTTGGGGTCGTCGCCGACCCGGTAGATGGCCCGGACCTTGTAGGGCTCGTCCTGGGCGTGGGTGTCGGCGAGCGCGGTGGTCGCGGCGTTGATGACGTGGGTGTTCATGCTGGTGGTCTCTCTGCTGTGCGGGCCGGGCGCCCGGTCCGGGGCGGGATCGCCTCATCGGCGGGGCCGGGGCGCTCGGCATGGGTGTACGGGGGCGCCGGGGGTTGCGTCGCGCCCCGGAGGCGGGCCTGGTGCTGCGCCCTGCCGGGTCGGGCGGGGCGCAGCACCGGCGGGGGTCAGAGGGCGGCGGTTTCCTCTTCGGTGAGGTACCAGCCGTTGTTCATGTAGTGGCGCTGGGAGGCCGGGCTGCGGAAGTCGATCGGGTTGAGCGGGAGCCCGCAGACCAGTCGTTCGAGGTTGGCGACGGTGAGCGCCTGTCCGGGGTACGGGAGGATCAGGACCGGTTCGTCGGCGGGCCACGGGCCGCAGGAGTGCCAGGGGTCGGCGCTGGTGAGGACGACGGTGCCCTCGGGGCCCTGCACTTCGTCGAGGCCGCACACGCCGCAGCCGCAGTTCGGGTCGTACGGCGCGGGGAGGGCGACGTAGGCGCCGCCGTGGAAGTAGTCGGCGATCGGCATGCGGCGGCCGCCGGCGGGCTGGAATGCGGAGACGATCAGGTCGCCGGTCTTGACCTGGTCGGCGCGGACGACGCGCAGCAGTTCGCAGGTGAGCGCGGGCCTGGCGAGCGTGTACTCGGTGGTCTTGGTGACGATGACCTGGTGGAAGTCGACGGGGTGGATGCTCACGGTGGATGGGTCCTCAGCGGTTGGGGGGTGCCCCGCCTTTGGGGCGGGGCACCCGGGGCGGGGCTGGCTCAGTTGGTCGTCGCGAGCGGGCCGTAGAGGGCCGGGTGCTCGGGGAGGTCCCATCCGTGCGGCTGGTGGTTGCGCAGGATCGGGTTGAGCCAGTCGGGCCGGTTGTCGGGCTGGCGGCTGAGGAGGTCGAGGTAGACGCGTTCGCCGGCGGCGTCGAGGGCGACGAGGTTGGCGGTGAGCTTGTAGGTCCCGTGGTGCTGCCCGTCGTAGGTGAGGCTGAGCGTGAGCGGGGAGGCGGGGCCGTCCGTGGTGGTGACGGGGCCGAACTCGCTGACGTCGAGCAGCAGCTTGTAGGTCTGGACCTTGATCTTGGGCGTGGGCATGCGGGTGTCCTTTTCGGTGGTGTGGGGTGCTCTCCCCAACGAGCACAACTGTAACATCGACAATAATTAACCGTCTAGGTTCCGGCCCCGGCTGGCGCCCCACCCCTCGGGGCGCCAGCCGGCGGCCGCGCTCACCTGAGGTCGAAGGTCAGATCGGGGTCCACGTCATCGTCGTCCTCGATCGGCGCGACGCCGACCAGCGCCCCCAGAGCGTCCCGCAGGGGCTGGAAGTCGCGGAGGTCGATGGTCATCCAGGCGGACCCGCCGCACCGGAACCGGACCTTCGAACGATCGTAGGCAAGCCAGCCTGCCGGGCCACCCACCCGTTCTGCCGGTATGTCGACCTCGCTCACCGGCACCCCGGCGACCTCGACGCCCTTCAACGCGTCGCGCATGGCCGCCTTCACGTCGTCGAGGTAGTGCGCTTCCAGCTTCTCCGAGATGAGGCAGCGAAGCTGGAGCAGCGTCAGAGCGGGAAGGTTGTCCAGCCCGGAGGTGCTGATGCCCGAGCCAGCCGGGCCGGGGTCGCCGGTCAGGCCGAGGAGGCATCCGTCCCCCCGCTCGGGCTGGTGGTACTCCAGCACACGGGCGGCGATGTACGAGCGCACGCCGTCGGGTGCGTGGCGCGCGGCCGCCATGGCCTGCTGCGCCCACGCGTGGGGCTGGAGTTCGTCGAACGGACCGGAGTCGAGGACGTGGAAGCGGACGAGCGGTTCGGTGTCGCTGTGCGTGTGGTGGCGCCAGTGGATCGGGTTGCCGTCGACGAACACCCGGATGTTCGTCTCGCCCGCATCGTCGTCCTGGTCGAAGACGACATCGATGCGCGGGACCGCCGAGGGGTCCGGGCCGGGGTTGGCGATGTGGGCGCCGACCGGGGCCAGGCATTCGACCAGGACGGCGAGTTCAGACGGCAGCAGGCACGCGGCCAGGCTGGCGAGATCGGACGGCAGGGCAGTGGACATGGCGATACTCCTCGGCGTGGTGGGTGGTCAGAACAGCGGGTTGTCGGGCGCCGGGACCGACCGGGGCTTGGGCGGGGCGGCCGCCGGCCGGGGCGGGACGGACGTGCCGAACAGGGCCTCGGTGCCGAAGTCGTCGGCGACGGCGGGCACCGGGCGGGCGACGGCCGTCGCGGTGAACAGCGGCGGCGCAACGTCGGCGTCGAAGTCGGCGGGCTGCATGCGCGTCCAGTCCGGCACGGTGAGCTCCTTCGGTTCAGCGGGTGTGGGCGGTACAGGGGCATCGGCCGGGAGCAGCGCGTTGCTCGTGCACGGCAATGCGGGTGCGGGGCGTGGTCACACGCTCGACCGGGCCTCCGACGCGCCACGGGCCGGGGCCGGCGGCGGGGAGGGTGAGGACGGCACCGTGGAGGAAGTGGCGGCGGCCGATCCACCGGCTGTTCGCGGTCTCGCTGGTGGCGACCAGCATCAGACCGCCGTCGCGGTATTCAACGACCGCACCGGGCCTGACTTCGTTGGCCGGGGTCATGGCGGGCGTCCTTTCACTGGGGCGTTCGGTGCTCTCCGAACGGGGCGGCGCAGGGTGGAGGGTGCTGCGCCGTGGGGCGTTGTGTCGCGTCGACGGGGGCCCGGAGCTGTCGGGCCGGGCCCCCGAGCGGGTCAGAGGTCGATCGCCAGCGAGCTGCCCAGGGTTCCTTCGGCGGCGAGTGGCCGGGGTCAGCAGTTCGCGGCGGGCGGGTAGTCGTCGGGGTCGGGGGCCTGATCGGTGGCGTAGAGGTGGTGAACGATCGCGGCAGCCTTGGCGGGGGTGGGGGCGTTGACGCCGTAGGACTCGAAGCCCTGGTTGAGGAGGGCGATGGTCAGGGCGTCGCTGGCGGTGGCGCAGGCGGGTTCCGGCAGGACACGGGCGACGGTCATGGTGCCGGTGGGGCCGATGTGGATGGCGACGCGCATGGGCTGGTCGGTGAGCGGGGCCGGGGCGATGAGGACGGCGACGGCGAGCAGGCGCAGCAGCACGAGGGGTTTCTCCCTGGTTGGGGCGGGGCCGGGCGGTGATCGGTTCCGGGGTGGCGTTCGGCGGGCGGGTCAGGCGGTGAGGGCGTGCGCGGGGCGCAGCGGGCCGCCGGCGATCCGGTCGAACGCGTCGATCGCGTCGCGGTTCTGGCGGTTCTTCGCGGGCCGGTAGATGGCCAGAAGGTCGTCAACCTGCTGGTGGGTGTAGAGGGTGACGTCCTGGGGGCGGGGGCCCTTGGGGGTGGGGATGATCCGGGTGAGGACTCCGGCGGAGAGCAGGCCGAGTTTGTTGGCCTTGCGGGTGGCGGCGCCGTTGTAGCGGTGGGCGTGGTCGGGGTGCATGCCGCGTGCGATCAGGTGGGTGGAGAGGGATCGCACCCCGTTGGTGGCGACGGCCTTGATGGCGCGTCGGGCTTCGCGTAGGTGGCGCAGTCGGCGGCGAAGGCGGGCCTTGCGGGTGGGTTCGGGCGTGGTGGTGCTGCGCATCGGAGGTGTCCTTTCGGTGGTGGCGGGGGCTCTCCCGCCGGGGCCGGTGGTGACCGGCCGGTGTGGTTCCCACCGTAGGGCCCCAACGCCATAACTGCAACATCGGAAATGAATCTCATCAAACTTGGCCGATGGTCTTGCGCTGACCATTTTCGTTGTTACAGTTGCGGCAGTGGCGGGGCAGCTCCCGCCGAACCGAAAGGACACCCATGCCCACGACGCAGCAGACCGCCGACCGCAACCTCGAACACGCCGTCAGCGAGGCCCGCGCCCACCTCGACTACGCAGTCACTCAGCTGGTCCTCGACCGCTTCCCCGGCGGCATCGTCAACCCATACGAGGGCCCGATCGCCGGCCGCGTCTGCCTCCAGTGGGAAGGCCCCGGCCGCTCCCTGGAGACCGTCATCACCAACGGCCACGACGTGTGGATCAGCACCGTCCTGCCCGAAGAGGACGCCGACACCCTGGTGAACGCAGCACTCGACCCCGACCCCCGGCGCTACGAGAGCCCCAGCAGCCCGAGCGGCCGCACCGGCAGCATCACCGACGCCCACCCCGGCCACATCCACTTCATCAGCCACGAGGACGGCACCCCCGCCGCCCACCACGTCCTCCGGCTCAACAACGGCACCGCACGCGTCAGCCTCGAACGCGTTCCGCTGGACCGCACGCTGCTCGCGCTCACCACCCTGCACACCTGGCTCACCTCGACCAGGCTGCCCGCCACCGCCAGCTGACCAACCCCGCTGCGCCCTGGGGCGGCATCGGCCCCGGGGCGCAGCCCCACCGCTGGGACAGCACCCGGCACCACCGGAAGGACACCCGAATGCGTGACCAGCTCCACCCCGCGACCGCTCAGATCCTGGCCGCCCAGCACGCCGCCGGCCTTCCGGCCGTCGTGGCACCGGCGGACGGCGGCGGCGACCAGGTCTTCGTCCAGGGCCCGGGCATCACCTACGCGCTCATCGACTGCGACGAGGTTTTCCCCGAGAAGGGCGAGAAGCTGGAAGCCCTGCACTGCCAGCTGTACGCCCCCGATGAAGACGACGACGTGATCGTCGTCTTCCACCGCTGCACCGACCCCGCGTGCGGGCAGCCCGAGTGCGGCGAAGGCGCGTCGTTGGACCCTGCGCCGCTGGCGGCCGCGCTCGCCGACGCCCTCAACTCCCGGCGGCCGGCCTACATCCCGAACAGCGCCCGCTTCTTCAATGACGAGGGCCTGCGGTACAGCGCCTACTTCAACCCGGTCGAGCACGAGGTCACGATCAGGCGGGACAAGCGCTCCGGCATCTCCGATCCGTTCGACACGGACCCGGCCACCACGCTCGCCGAAGCCGAAGACGTGGTGCGTGGACTCGGGTATGCGCGGGCCACGGAGTGGGCGGGTCCGGACGTCCACAGCGGCCTGTACTGCTACCTGCACTGCCACCTGCTGCGCCCGCTCGCGTAGGCCGCTGCCGGATTCGCCATCCCCCGAACTGCCTCGCGCGTGCGCGTGCGCGCGTTGAGGCGGTCGCAAAAGTCGCAAAAAGCACAGCTACTTCACAACTTGGAGGTCTTCATGTTCGATCCGGATGCAGTGGTGGTCGCCGGTCCGGTGGTCCGGCCGGGGGTTCGCCTGGCGACGAAGCTTCTGGCGGAGAAGGGCCAGTTCCCCGTGTGGCGGGAGGGCGGCCGGCCGGGGTTCTCGGTGGCCTCGGTGAGGCCGGGTAGCGAGGTGGAGGGCGCGACGGTGCGGGTGTGGTGGCACCGGCTGCCGTCGCCGTCCGAGGATCAGGCGGTGGTGGTCGCGGAACGGTTGGCGATGACGGAACAGCTGCGGCGGTTCCTGGTGGCGAACCGGTACGCGGTGCGCTACTCCCCCGACCGGTCGACGCTGCTGCTGCTCAGCACGGTGGAACAGCGGGTCGAAGACGGGAAAGCCCGGCACCGGGAGACAGGGGTGATCACCAAGGCGGACCGCAGCGTCCTGCCGGTTCCGATGCCGGTCCTGGACGGCCGTTGGGACTTCGGCGTGTGGAACATGAGCGAGGCCAGCTTGGGGGGGTACGTGCTGGCGCAGCACGTTGCGGAGGCCGTGGGGTCGGCCAGCCGGCGGCGTGTCCCGGTGGTGGTCGGCGGCGACGGCTCGCTGTGGCTCGGGGAGAGGCAGCTGTACCGGCGTCAGGCCGGCGAACCGGAGGCGGAGCAGTGGACGCCGTACGCGGTGCCGAATGAGTTCCTGGACCTGCGGCGAGAGCACGCGGACGTGGCCCGGCAGTGCGCGCGGGCGCTGATGTCGAACCGTGGAACGCGGTGGCGGGCGGTGGTCACCCTGCCCGGCGGGGGCGTGGAGGCCGACCAGGTGCTGGACCGGAAGTGGGCGGCCTTGGAGGTGGAGGTCCTGCTGTCGTTCGACTTCGCCCGAGTGGAGGCGAACGGAGTCGGTGCGATCCGGTCGTGGCGTCTCGGGGGCGGCCTGATCACGTGGACGCCGGAGGAGTAACCCTCCTCGCGGCGAAGGGCGTTGTGATGCACGCCACCCTGTTCGGATAATCATTTTCGATGTTACAGTTATGGGGCGTCGGGGAGAGCACTCCGGCGCCCCACCGAAAGGACACCCGCACCATGACCGTGAGCCTGACCAAGCCGAACGCCCCGCTCTACCAGGTCGAAGCACCCTTCGGCCTGATCGACCTCGCCCGCGCCGCATCGGCCACCCTCGGGCCCGCGTGGGCCGCCGGCGAGCAGCACGGCGCCGCGTTCCTCGCCCACCCCTCCGGCATCCGGATGCACATCGAGGGCAACCCCGAGGAGGAGCGCGACTCCGGCATGGTGAGCATCGACGTCGCCGCCGGCGGCGAGCCGACCGGAGAGTGGCTGCTCCGGCGCTTCGAGCCGAACGAGGACGAGGACGAGAGCCCGGTGGTCCTGTGGACGCCGTTGGAGGCGGCCGGCCGGGAGCTCGCGGAGATCGCCCGCACCGCGCTGGCGAGCGCCACCCGGGCCGTGAGCCTGCCCGGCGCGTTCGCCGAGTGGCTGAGCGGCACCGGTGCGATCCTCGGCGACGACGACGTGGACCCGATGTGCAAGGCGCTGCGCCTGGCATACGAGAACAGCGAGGAGGTCACCCGGGGCCGGGCACGGTCGGTGGTCGTCACCGGGAGCCCGAACGTGATGCGCATGATCGCCGAGTACGCGACCAACTTCCTCAACATCGCCGGGGGCGGGGAGGCGTCTCGGGCCGAAGTCGACGGGGCGGGCAAGACCCTCGACCGGGTCAGGGCCGCGCTGGACAGCCTCGCCAGCAAGCCCGACCACGACCCGACCCGGACGACGCCCGGCGAGCCGGACCGGGCCCTTCCCGGGGTCGTGGGCCGGATCGGGCAGCCTGAGCCCGCCTTCCAGCCGCTGGCCGTTGCGGACCCGATCCCCGCCGGGAGCACCGTCTACGACGCCATGCCGGGGCGTCAGCTCAGCCCGAACGCGCTGTGGCCCGTCCCCGCTGAACTGCCCTTCGGCGACTTCCTCATCGAGGTGCGCAACGGCCTGCGCTGGGAGCAGCCGGCCGCCGACGAGCCGCAGATGATTCCCCGGGGCCGGGTGCTGGGCATCGTGCGCGAGCAGATGAGGCAGCAGCCGTTCACCAGGGCGGCGGTGACCGAGACCGGGGCTGTCTACATCTCCACCGGCGCGCTGGCCGCGCGCTACCTGCCGCTGCACCCGTACCGGCCCGGCGACGGCCGTCCGGCCGGGCCGGAGGACGCCACCGCCGTGGCCTACCTGGTGGACCACCCGCACCCCCGGGAGGACAGTCGGGTGTTGCGGTCCGGCGCCTGGTTCTCCGCCGAGCTGGGCCGCGTGATCCGCGAGTACGGCGCCGCGGCCGCGTTGGAGCCGGACGGCTCGATCCGCTTGACGTTCCCGTACGGCGTCGCCGTCGAACCGCGCCCGGTGCTGCTGGCGACGCCGGCCGATGCAGAAGGCCACGCGCCGTGCGAGCACTGCGGCCTGTGGGCCCGCGAGCACCACCGCTGCGGCTCCCACCACTGCGGCGCCTTCCTCCCCGCCAGCTGACCGGCCGTCGACCACCCGGGGTGCCCCGCCCGTTCGGGGCACCCCGAATCACCTGATCTTGAAAGGACCCACTGATGTACCGCACCGAGAGCTACGTGCCGGCCCGCTACGTCCTGACCTGCCAGATGGGCGTGATCGTCACCGACCACCCGAAGGAGTGCGACCGGCTGGGCGGACAGGTCATCGTCGTCCCCGACGTCACCGTGACCCATGTCGGGGCGGGGTGGCAGTGCTGGTCCGATGGCGTCACCACCTCGGGCCTGTGGGCCGGTGTCCGCCCGCCGTCCCGGCTCGCGCCGCCCGCCGTCGCCGGCCGGGTGCACAGCAGCGAGTTCCTCGCCGAGGCGTACCTGACGAAGGGGTGGACGCACACGCCGACGCCAGAGGACGCCCCGCCCGTCGACGGCCTGCGGGCCGCTCTGCTGCACAACGGCGCGCACCGTGAGCTCGTACGCGCCGTCCGGGTCCACGACGAGGACGTTGCGGACAACGCGGAACACTGCGACCGGTACTGGTCGAGCGTCGACAAGTACGTGTACGGCGACTGCACCGTGTACGTGGCCACCGCCGGCACCCGCCGCGTCGACCAGGACGACCCCCGGCTGGAAACCAGCAGCCTCGTGTTCCCCAGCACCGCTGAGGCCGTCGAGTGGGCGCGGGAGGAAGCCCGCTACCTCGTCGGCTGAACCTCCCGTCGACACGAACCCGCCGCGGGGAGAGCACTCCGCCCGCCGAAAGGACACCCACTGATGAACTGCCCCTTTTTGCTTCGAAGTTCGGGCTCCACCGTGCTTCACCTGCCTTCGCCCGGCCGTGGCCCCACGGTGTCGCTGTGCGGGCGCACCACGCTCGGCCCGGCCGGGGCGCTCGGCGCCCGGGACTCGGTGTGCCGCCGCTGTCCGAAGTCCCGCACCGCCCACGCGGTGCTGCTCGCGCTCGCCGACCGCACCCTGATCCAGACGTCCGGCGGCAAGGACAGCCTGGCGGCCGCGATCGTCGTCATGGACGCGGCGCAGCAGAGCGGCACCGTCGACCGGGTGATGATGGTCCACGCCGACCTCGGGGAAGCCGAATGGCCGGGCACCCGTGAACTGGTCGAGCGGCACGCCGCGTTCTTCGGCGTCCCGCTGACCGTCCGCGCCCGGGCCGGCGGCTTCATCGGCATGGTCGAGGCCCGCGGCATGTTTCCCGACGCCAAGCGGCGCCTGTGCACCTCCTCGCTCAAGCGCGACGTCCTGGCTGTGGTGTTCACCGAGGTGACCGTCGACCTCGGGGACCTTGGCCGTCCCGCGCTGCTGCTGACGGTGATGGGCTTCCGGGCGGAGGAGTCGCCGGCCCGTGCGAAGCGGGAGCTGCTGTCGATCGACCGGCGCGCGAGCAGCGGCAAGCGGATCGTCCTGCAGTGGAATCCGGTGCACGCGTACAGCACGGCGAAGGTGTGGCGCAGCATCGCGGCGGCCGGCGCCGAGTACCACCCCGCCTACGACATGGGCATGCCGCGCCTGAGCTGCACGTTCTGCATCCTCGCCGGGTTCGAGGACCTGGTGCGCGCCGCCCGGCTGCGCCTGGCCCTGGCCGCCCGGTACGTCGCCCTGGAGGCCGCTGTGCGGCACCGGATCAAGCCGGACGTGTCGATGGCGGAGGTGTACGAGGAAGCGGTCCGCCGCGGCCCTCTCACCGACTGGCAGATCGGCGATGTCCTCGCCCAGTACGTCAGCCAGTTGGCCGCCGACACCTACCGCGGCCGCTACACCCTGGCCGCCTGACCCTGACCCTGACCCTGACCCTCCCGGCCGGTCGGCAGTCACACTGCCAGCCGGCCTGGCTCCGAGAGGAACCCATCGTGATCTCCGCTCTCAACGCCAGCCGCAGGATCGCCAAGTATCTTGGCGACGCCTGGTGGGCCGAATCCATATTGGACCCGCGCGGTGCCCTGTTGTACGGCCCGAATGATCTGACCATCTTCGTCGAGACCTCCGAATCCGGCTCCGTCAACCTGCGGCCCCAGCTGAACAGCGACCGGGTGTGGCCTGGCGTAGAGGGGCACTTCGGCCGCTTTGAAGGCACGCTCGACGACTTGCCCGCGCTCGCCGAGAAGGTAGGAGGCACCCTGGCACCCGCCTGGGTAGACCGCGACGCCCGCCTGGCCGCCCGAACCGAGCAAGCGAAGTCCGAGCTCGCCGACCTTCTCGCCCAGATCGGGGCCATAGTCGGCGACCACCGGGTGGCTGTTGGCTCCCGGCCGGGCGCTGGGTGGGTGAAGTGGCCGACCGGGGTTGCCTACGTCCGCGCGAACGGAGACGGCACCGCCGCGGTGAACGTCACCGCGGAGGAGCTTGACGGCCCGACGGCCCTGCGGATGCTTGCCGCGATGTCCCTGCCGGCCGACAACGAGCCCGAGCCGACCGCGAAGCGCTACCCCCTGCGCTCTTCGCTCGACTGAGTACGTCGGTCTTTCTCTGCAGCGCCGGGGACGTCTACCGCCGCCGCAACTACCTGGTCTGACATCCCGTCTGCGGCCGACCGCGCCCCGGTCGGCCGCCCTTCACCGTCGAGTTCCCAAAGTACCCAGGAAGGGCCATGAGCTCTCAATTCGGACCGCCCATCGACCTCAGCGACTTGCAGGCCTTCGTACGAACGGACCTGCGCCCCCGCTGCTCGGTGTTCGTCGGCCGCGTCTCCACCAAGGACGGAACCCAGAACCCCGCGTCGTCCATACCCCGGCAGGTCAGACTCGCCTCCGAACGCCTGGAGGCCGGCGAGGAGTTCGTCGCGTACTTCTGGGACGTTGAAAGCGGAATGTTGGCTCCGGAGCTCCGGGGCCTCGGGCCGCAGGCGATGTACGACGCACTCAACGTACCGACCCCCAGGGACGGAGGACTCCAGGACCTGGTGGACCGGGCCGGTGACCTGGGCATCACCCACGCCCTGGCCGAGCGCTCCGACCGTGTGGCACGCGCCATGCTGACGAGCCTCAGCGTGGAACACGAGCTGCAGAAGGCCGGGGTAGAGGTGGTGTACGCCAACGAACCGGTCGGCGGCACCGAATCCGGACGGCTGCGCACCCGCCGCTACGGCCAGGTCGACGCGGAGCTCTACCGGACGGCGATGATGGAGATGTCGATGGGCGGCCAGGTCCAGCACGCCATCGCCGGGTGGAACCATGGCGCGCCGCCCTACCCGTACGTCGCGGTGGTCGACCTGGACGCCCCGGTACCGGAGAAGGGGCGGTTGGGCGTAGCGCGGGAGAAGAAGAAGTTGGCCCCCCATCCGGACCTGCGTCGGTTCGATGCGGCCCGCGAGCTGTGCCGGCTGCGCCGGGAGGAGCACCTGAAGGCGGCGGACATCATCGCGATCCTGGAGGCGGAACCCGACCGGTACCCGATGATCGACCGCCGGTGGACGCACTCCTTGGTCGAGGGCCTGATAGCCAACCCCAAGTTGAGCGGCTACCAGGTCTACAACAGGAAGGCGTCCCGTACCGGCAAGGCCGGCTTCTCCCGGTGGAACGCGATCTCGGAGTGGGTGTGGTCGCCGGAGATCGTGCACGAGCCGGTGGTCAGCCTGCTGGAGTGGAAGCAGGCCCAGCAGGTCACCGCGGGCCTGCGTGCGGGTGCGGGGGCGGGCGGTCCGCTGCTGCGTATCCGTGCCGCGGCCCGCCGGTTGGGGCTCACCGTCACCATGGTCAGCAGCAGCGGAACACACACGCTGTACCAGATCGGCAGCCGGAAAGTGGTCTTGCCCACCCCCATCCCGGATGCGCTCGTACAGCAGGTCATCGACGGCATGGGGAGCACGACGTGACCGAGACCATCGAGTGCCGGGCCACCCGGCGCGGCCGGGAGTGGACGGTGCACGTCCCCGAGCACGGCGTGTATAGCCACGGCAAGACGCTGACGAAGGTGGGCGAGAACACCCAGGCAGGACTTGCCCTCGTGGGCGTGACCGCCGAGGTAATGATCACCCCGGTGACGCCGGAGCTGGAGAAGGTCCGGGCTACCAAGGCCGCCCACGCGGCGGCAGTGAGTGAGGCCGTCGTAGCCCTGGCCTTGCGGCGGGCAACGACGCGTGACATCGCCCTGGCGGTGGGAGTGCCGGCCGCCCAGGTGAAGCGGCTCCTTGCGGAGCGTTCTTCGGCGTCGAGGTTCGTGCCGGCTGGTGAGCCGGACGCGCCGGAGGAGACTGGGCCTGTGGGGATCGAGGCCGCGCCGGTATGACTTTCCGGGGTTCGCCTCGGTCGGGACGACTTCCGCCATGAAGTGCAAGGAGCCCTGGGCGTCTCGCCCAGGGCTCCTTGCATGTGGCCGGTGGTGCGCGGTGGCCTGTCGGTCGGCGGCTCTGGCGCGTGTGGGTTCAGGCGATGAGCATGTAGACGCCGCCGGCGACGATGGTACCGAGAACGGCGCCCGTGATGGTCTGGGAGACGGTGTGCTCGCGGACGGTGACACGGGCCCAGCCGAGCAGCGCGACGAAGACGAATCCGAGGAGCCACCACGGGTTGTAGGCCTGGGCGAGCATCGCGAAGGAGCCGGCGGTGACGGCGGCGTGGACGGAGATCTTGTACTTGGCCAGGACGGTGATGGGCCACACGGCGGTGATGGTGGCCCACATGGCGGCGGTCATCGCGATGAGCGGGCGCGGGGCGCTGGTGGCGGCCTGGAGTGCCAGGCCGGCGGCGACGGAGCCGCTGATGACTGGCAGGACGGTGATGCGGCGTACGCGGTCGGTCAGGTGGCGGTCGGCCCAGGTGCCGTTGCCCTCGATGTACACGATGTAGATCATCGGGATGACCGCGGCGAAGGCGATCGCGATGGCTGCCCAGCCAAGGCCGGGCCAGCCGTAGAGGCCGCAGCCGATCGCCAGGCTGACCGCGACGATGGTGTTCTTCGGGTCTGCCCAGTCGCTGAGTCGGCGGCCGAGGAGTGCCAGGGGGCGCGGGGTGTCGGTGGTGGTGGTCATCTGCTCGTTTTGTTGTAGGCGCGGGCGACGTTCTTCGCCCATCGGATGTCGCTGGAGGGTGCTCGGAGTGCCTGGCTGATGGGACTGCGGCCGGAGATCTGAACGTCGACCGTGTGCCGGCGCAGGGCGGCCCGGGCCATGATCGCATCGGTGGTGGCGTCCTGGCTCGCGGCGCCGATACCGAGGTTCAGGAAGGCGTCACGAATCGCGAAGGCATTGTGGGCGACGTCGATGGTCCGGTCACCCCAGACGAAGAGCTCACGCAGTCGGGACCGGCGCTCACCGAGGTTGAGGTTCGGGAACTCGGTGACGACCGCCGACCAGAGGGGATGAAGGACCCACATGGTGTGCTGGTCTCGGACATAGCGGACCAGGCCGCGCACGGGCGGCAGGATCAGGCCGATGATGATCAGCAAGATCGACGTTGCGACGGTGCCGTCGAACAGGGCGTCCAACATCGGGTTGTGGGCGAGCCCGGTGCCGAGGACGGTGTAGGGGAGCCGTTCGGCGACGTAGAGGGCGCCGAGGGCGCAGCCGACGGTGAGGAAGGTGACGCCGGCCCTGACGATTCCTCGGGGGATGGCGCGACGGGCGCTGGCGAAGGTCTTGGCGCCGAGCGCCATGGCGGTACCGAGGTAGGCATAGAAGATCGCCTGGTAGATCACGACGGGTGGTTCGCCCTGGTGGATATCCAGAAGGAAGTTCGGGTCCGGGACGGGATCGCGGGGAAGTGCGAAGAAGAACAGCAGCGTCATGGTCGCGGCGGCGACGGCGGCCAGGGGAAGGTTGGGGCGGGCGCGTCCGCGGGGCCCTCGGCCGTGGACTGCGTAGAGGTAGTCCAGGAGGAAGGCGATGCTGGCGATTCCGAGCAGGTGCTTCGCCAGCACCGACGAACCGGTTACCGCGTGGTGCAGCTGCATCTTGATGGCGCCGGTGCCCAGGGCCAGTCCGAGGGTGCCGATGGTGATGCACAGGGACCGGGCGGCGCGCCCAGAACGGATGGCGGCTGGCAGGCGCCACAGGGCGATGACGACCAGGGCGGCGGGGATGAAGTGGTAGAGGACTCCGCTCATGCCGCCTTCCTCCAGCCGAGAACCTTGCGCACGGGGAAGGTGAGGGTGCGAAAGACGTTGCGGGCCTGGCGGGTGGTGCCTTCGTCGGAGCCGATGGCTTCTGCGAGCAGCAGTGCCATCATCTCGGCCTCGGCCTCCTGAATGCTGTCGTAGCCGTTGCGGGTGAGCAGGACGGACGCGACGAGTTCGGGGCTGAGGTCGGGGAAGATCGACAGGAGGATGTCCTCCTGGACGAGGCACTGGTGTTCCCAGACAATGTGGCCGATCTCGTGAAGGATGATCAGCGTCTGGTGGGCCAGGCTGGTGTTCTGCTTGTAGAAGATGACGTCGACGTGGGGCAGCTTCACCCACAGGCCGGTCGGGGTCTCCGGGCTGGCGTCTTCCGGGAGCGGCTCCAGAGCGATGGGGCGTCCCCGGTGAGCTTCGAGCGCCTTGACGAAGTCTTCGATGTTGAAGGGGTCGGGGATGGGCAGATCAGGGAGCAGTGCTTCGCACCGTCTGCGGATCCCTCGTGGAACAGGCATCTCGAACCTTTGCGTTCGCGCGGCGGTGCCGGCTGGCTGCTGGTGCGCGCTTCATGGACAGGTTCGAAATTTAAACACATCTTGACTGAGGCATTCCGAAAATATTACTCTCCGTGACCTTTGGGGGCCCTGGCGGCGGCCTCTTCCTCTAGCTCCACCATCCTGCGGGCCATGCCGACCAGGATGTCGAAGTTGGCCGGCTTGAGCCCCATGGCCCGCTGGAGGATGCCGAGGCCAGAGTCTCCGCCTTCCACCGCGCCGGAGGTGCCGCGGAGCCTGGCGAGGGAGTTGAGCCCGTCGAGCTGCCGGTCGATGGCGGAGGTGTCGTCGGAGGTGAAATAGGAGGCACCGTTGGCCAGGCCGAAGAGCCGGCCGAGGGCATCCAGGGTGACCACGGTCGGGTTGGTGGGGGTGTTGTTGGCACCGTAGCCGCGCTTGAGGTAGCGCAGCTGGGTCTCGGACAGGACGCCGTCAGATCGCTCCGCGAGTTCGGGGATGCCGACCGGGGCCTGCGGCGGGGTCTTGCTGGCGCGCCGGACGTTCTCCACCTCGATGAGGTGGTTCAGCCTTTGGGCGATCTTTTGCGCCCGCAGACCGGTGGAGGTGGGTGCCGATTCGCTCACAGAGAGTACCGCTTTCTGCTATTCACAACGGCTCCAACTATACCGTCAGTCATTAAAGTGAGCTCACTTGATTATGCACACTCAACTATTTTATTGGCGCTGAGCTGGGCGGATGTGGTTGGGTCCAAGCCTGCCGCACTATAGTGAGGCAGTCAGGGGGGTTACGCCGGGTGTACGAATCGACCGGGGGTACCGACATGCCCACGCGTTCGCTCCGGAGGGGGAGATTGCATTGCCGCAGTACAGCCACACCACCGGCCGGCCCGGTTCACTGCTTGCGCAGGAACATGCCGTCGCCGCGCGTGACCACTCGCCCCGAGCGACGCCCATGGCGGACCGCGGATGCCAGCGACACCCCGTCAACCCGGTAGGAGTCACCACAGCGGGTGACCGTCGCCCCCTGGTCGCCAACCGCCTGGGCCGCGTCCGCCGGCGTCAGCCATCGGTCAACCGGCAGGCGCACGAGCAAACCCTGAGCCGGGGACGGGGCGCGACCCGCCATCGGTTCAACCACGCCGCCACTCCTCCTTCGCAGTGAGGCCGAAGAAGCTCTCGGCCGACCGGCCACCACAGCCGGCCGGTCGACCATAACTGTAACTTCGAGAATAGACAACGCTCGAACGTGTGGTCGAATCTCTGTGTTTGATCCCTTGCCACTCAAGACCAAGGGCGGTCCTTGATCGTGCTCCTGTCCACCCCCCAGCCCGCTGAACAAGGCTCCGACGACCTCGACGAGATCGAGCGGTGCGCCCGGGCCGCAGCCGAGGCCACCAGCGCGGAGGGCCGGAAGGCCGCTTTGAGCACCCTGTACGCGGCGTTGCGTGACCCGGTGATCCGCGACATCCGGGCCCGCGTGGACAGCATGGCCACCGCCGAGGACCTCGCCCAGGAGACCTGGGTCCGGGTGGCCCGCTCCATCGGCCAGTACGCCAGTCGCCCTGGCCGCTCCAGCGGCTTCGTCCCGTGGCTGTTCACGATCTCGCGGAACCTGGTGGTCGACCACTACCGCGCGGCCGGCCGCCGTACCCAGGAGATCTTGAGCGCGACCCCGGTGGCGGCAGACGTGCCCTCGGAGGACGAGAGCCCCGAGCGCCTGGCCGAACGCCGCGAAGTCGCCTCCGCGCTGAAGCAGTACTTGGCGAAGCTGCCCGAGCGCCAGCGCGAAGCCGTGTACCTTCGGGTGTGCGTCGGTCTGAACACCGCCCAGACCGCGCAGGTGCTGAGCACCCGACTGCGCCCGACATCTGAGGGCGCTGTGCGTGTACTGCTCAACCGCGGCCTGCGTAAACTCTCCAAGATCCTGCCGGCGGACGAGGTGGCTCACAAGCTGGCCGAACCTCCTCTTGCACCTGCTCTTCTCGCCGAGGAGAGTGCTGCGGGTGACGTGATCAGGGTGTAGCAAGACGAGATTGGACTGCGGGATGCGACGCGCACATGTCGACCGGCTCTGCCGGGCCCTCGGTGGGGACGGCGCCGGCGTTCATGACCGGCCAACTCGGCGCGCCGTTACGGCCGCTCACGCGCTCCACCCAGCCGAGCCGCTGAGCGAAGCGGCCTACCAGGACGGTTTGGACGCCATGTTCGCCGCCGTCGACGAGACCTTCCAGGCTGATGCTCCGTTGGAGGTCGAAGCGGGCCAGGGCTTCGGTATTGCCGAGGAACTGTGCACGGTGCCCGCAGAGGTGGGTGTCACCCAGGTCGATGGCATGCGTGTCGTGGCCGCCCGGTCCGTCGAGCCCCTGAGCGATGACGACCTGGCCAAGATCGCTGCGCAAGCCGCCGCTTTCATGGCTGAGCGCCGCAACGTCGCTGCTCACGATAGGTAGACATGCAACTGCGTCACCCGATGGTCGTCGAGTCGTCGAGGATCGACGCTGACGCCACGCTGATCATCGACGGTGACCAGCCTCTCGTCGTCATCCGGCCTGCCCAGACGTTCGACTCGGCGGTTCTCGCCGTCCAGGGCGCGCTGCAGGCCGACTTCCCCCATCTTCACCCGGACCAGATCCGGGCGATGGTCCGCAAGGCGCTACCGAACCTGCCGACCATGAACCGGCTCATCGGCGTCGACGAGTCGCCGCCACCAGTCGACCGGGTTGCATCTTCACGTCCGGACCGTCAGATCGTGGAGCACCGGTCGCTACGCCGGAGGCGTGCGGCGGTGGGCAAGATGCTGCTCGTCGCCAGCGTCGCCGCCGCCGGGGTCGGGGTCGGGTATGCGGCCGCGCCGCATACCGCCAGTCCGACCGGGGCGCAGGCGACAGAGCCCAGTACGACGATGGTCTACGCGAACGACCCTGCCTTCCGGCAGTTCGCGGCAGCCGGCCAGATGCGTTGTACAAGCCTGGGCCCTTTGCAGGCCAGGTGCACTGACGTCGACCGGCTGGTGATGTACAGCGAGGCAGCCATCTCGCCGAACTCGATTGCGTACACGTTCAGTTACGGAACCGAGCGGATCTACCTCATGGCGTTCCGCAGCACCGCCGACGCGCAGGAGTGGGCGAAGGAGAGCGGTACGCAGAAGGCGCTGGACAACGTGAGTACGGTGTCGCGATTCGTGCTGTGGGGCACTGACGCGCCCCGGTTGCGGGAGTATCACGACCTGATCGTTCAGTCCGTCCAACAGAGCCAGGCACCTGCGGTGTCGGCTGGGCTGACTGTGGAAATGCCAGAGCGCCTGGCCGCGCTCGCGTTCGGCACGCTGGGGGTTTCACCAGCCCGGGTTGAACGGATCGGGTCCGTGTCGAACAGCACGATGTCGAGCCTGGCCGCGGCGGTTCGTCTGATACTGGGCGGAGAGCCGAACGCAGGCCCAACGCCGCGTACCAACGCGCTGGCCGACGGGTCGCTGGTCACGTCCATGCTCGGTGGGGGCCCCGGGGGCGGAGGCGCACCGACGTCGCCCACGGCGGAACCGCAGGCGTCGGCTTCGGACGGACCGACAACGCAGCCGAAGACGCCGCTCCCGCCGTCATCGACAAAGCCTGGTCCGGCCGACAGCAAGCAGGCCGTGCCGCTGGTTCCGAGCGGGAAGTCCCCGGCCCCTACACCGCAGGCGGTGGAGCCAGAGACGCCCCGGACGGTCGGCACGGAACAGCCACCGACATCGCTGCCGGCCCAACCTCCGGTGACGAACCCTGGTGCCGCGACGGACCCGACTTCATCCGGAAGCCCGTCGCCAACGGACACTCCCACCAACAACCCGTCCCTGGCGCCGGCCGAGCGCCAACCCCCATCCCCTACAGGCGGTCCGCCGCCGACGGGCCGCCCGGACGGTCGGCCGATCACCGACCCGGCCCGAGATGTCGACGCCGAAAGCCGGCTCCTAGAAGGGCGCCCGGGCGCTGTCCTGGGACCAGGCGGAGGAGTTGTCGACCGTGGCCGTCCAGGGGTCGTTGTCCGACGCGGCCGGGCCCGTACGGCTGGCACGGGTGACCTTCGCGGTGGCCGACCTCAGGCTCGGTCCCACTTCGTCGACCTCCATCTCGAAAACCGTCCGCTTCTCCCCGGCACTGGTCTCGTATGAACGCTGGCGAAGCCGGCCGTGGACGATGACGCGCATGCCGCGCTGAAGCGACTCGGCGGCGTGCTCGGCCTGCTGACGCCAGACGTTGCAGGTCAGAAACAGAGCGTCCCCGTCCTTCCACTCGTTGGCCTGCCGGTCGAAGGTGCGCGGTGTAGAAGCGATACGGAACTTGGTGACCGCCGCTCCGGAGGGCGTGAAGCGCAGGTCGGGGTCGTCGACGAGGTTGCCGACGAGGGTGATGGCGGTCTCTCCTGCCACGAGTGTTCTCCTCCGTCTCAGCGGGCCGCGAGGGCGGCGATCTTGGCGCGGGTACGGGGGCCGGCGACGCCGTCCGCGCGGCCGAGGCCGGGGTGCTTGCGGATCACATCGTTCACCGCCGCCGTCGTCTGCGGTCCGTAGAAGCCGGTCACCGGCAGGCGGTGGCCGATCCGGTTGAGCTGCGTCTGGAGGGTCTTCACCTCGGCGCTGCGGGCACCCGGCTTGAGGCTGGCTGTCTGGTTGGCCGGGGGGACGGAGGCGGCGTTGGCGATGCGGGCGCGGGTCTTCGGGCCGGCAATGCCGTCCGCCGGGCGGAGACTGGGGTTGAGGCGGACGAAGTCGTTGACGGCGTTCGTGGTGAGCGGTCCGAAGTAGCCGGTGGCGGGCAGCTGGTAGCCGATCCGGTTGAGCTGGCGCTGCAGCTCCTGGACCTCGGGGCCGCACGCGCCCGGCGCGAGCGAGCCTGCCGCCGTGGGGCTGCCGGTCCCGGTGGTCGTCCCGGCGGCGAGGGCGGCGATCTTGGCGCGGGTGCGGGGGCCGGCGACGCCGTCCACCTGGCCGAGGCCGGGGTGCTTGCGGATCACGTCGTTCACCGCCGCCGTCGTCTGCGGTCCGAAGTAACCGGTCACCGGCAGGCGGTGGCCGATCCGGTTGAGCTGGCGCTGCAGCTCCTGGACCTCGGGGCCGCGCGCGCCCGGCGCGAGCACTCCCAAGGGACGGGTGGGCTGCGGGTCCGGCTGCGGGTCGGGGCTGGGCTCGCTGGTGGTTCCGCCGGGCGGGGTGACGGGCTTGGCGTCGTCGGGCAGGGTGATGCTCTGTCCCGGCTTGATCTGGTTGGGGTCGGTGATCTGCGGGTTCGCGTCGAGCAGGTGCCCGAGGGTGATGCCGGCGAGCGCGGCGACGGCGGAGAGGGTGGCGCCGGCCCAGATGACGACGCGTCGGGCGGTGCTCGGCGGTGTGGGGCCGCCGGAGCCCGCGCCGGCGAGGGAGAGCAGGGTCGCGAAGTCGAGGTTGCCGGGGTCGCCGTGGTCGTTCTCCGGGACGTGCTGGTGCCCGCACCAGCCGCGGAAGGAGTTCCACGCGGCGAAGGAGAGGCGGACGCCGTTGCGGCCGTAGGAGTCCGGGTAGGGGGCCCACTGGGCAGGGCCGTCGAGCGGGATGCCGTTGTGGTCGCGGTGCCAGGCCATGAACGTGGCGAGGTCGCGCAGCGCCCAGTCCGGGGCCTCGGGCCAGAAGATGTGCTGGATGCCCTGGGCTGTCCACCGGCGGTGGGTGGCGGGGTCGCAGGTGCCGATCAGCTCGATCTGCACGGCGCCGGCGGTGTTGGTCTCGACGCCGCCGGGGGCGTTGACGAGGGCGCGGGCAGAGTGGTCGAACGGGAAGTGCTGGCGGAAGAGCAGGCGGCGGGCGGCGAAGTCGGGCTTCGCGGTGATGTGGGGGGCCTCGGCGCCGCCGCTGTAGTCGGGCCAGCCGGTTCCCTCGGTGGTGTGCAGGACGCCGCACCTGGGGGTCATGTAGCTGCCCGGGTAGTGGTCGGCGAACCACTGCGAGCGGTCGGCGCCCGGGTAGAGCGTGTCGGTCATGCTGCGCCCCTTCGTGATGGTGAGGGGCGCAGCGTCGCGGCCGGCGGGGGCTAGTGTCTCGGGCTGTCGGGGGACGGTTCGGGCGGGTACTCCAGGGCGTGGAGGGTAACGGCCAGGCGGTCGGCGAGCTGGTCGGCGTCGACTGCGTCGGCCGGGGCGGTGGTGATGGTCTCCTCGGGGGCCTGGTCCTTGCCCCAGTGGGCGCGGTGCTGGCGTTCCAGGTAGAAGCTGATGGCCTTGAAGTCGGGGGCCGCGCGGTCGGTGACGGTCTCCTCGATGATCTGGCCGGTCTCCGGGTCCCGGGCCTTGCGGGTGGTCTCCTTGATGACGAAGCCGCCGTTGATGAGGCGGCGTAGCTGAACGACCGCGCCGGCGTGGGCGAGTTCGCGGGCCTGCTCGATGCGTTCGAGGAGGGCGAGGTAGTCGTGCTCGCCGGGCTGAGGCGGTTCGCCCTGGCGGCGCCGGTCGGCTTCCTCGCGGCCGCGAGCGAGCCAGCGCAGGAAGGACGCCTTGTGGACTCCGGCGACGGCGGCCGCGGTCTCGACGGGCATGCCCTGGCGGGTGGCTTCAATGAGTTTCTGCTCGGTGTCGGAGGTGAGCAGGCGCCGGCGGCCGCGGCCGCTCCCGTGGGGGGCGGCCGGGCCGTGGCGCGGCTTGCGGCGGGTCATGGGGCGGCGGTGGGTCAGCTTCGACGGGGCGTGAACTGGTCGCCACAGGTCGGGCAGGTGATCGGGTGCGGGCCTTCGCCGTCGTCGTTGAAGGCGGTGTCGTCCCCGAGGTCGGGGGTGAGCACGAGGGCGGGTTCTTCGCCGAGGGCTTCGGCGGGCGCCGAGCGCAGGAGGTTCTCCATCTCGTCGTCGGTGTAGGCGAGGGAGTCGAAGAGGCTGGCGTCGGTGGTGACGAGGTCTTCGAGCATGCCGGCGAGCATGCGGCGGTCCCAGTCGGCCTGCGTGGTGATGCGGTTGAGCTTGATGATCAGCGCGTCGGCTTCGGCGTCGGTGCGGGAGGACCATCCTCGGGTGACGGGCAGGAGCCAGGAAGCATCGTCGTCGAGGAGTACGCCGTCCGGGACGGGTTCGCCGGCCTCGTACATCTCGACGAGGGCTTCGTGACGGCCGTGGCCCGCGATGCTGCGGCCGGTGCGCTCGTCGACCAGGACGGGGTCGACGAAGCCGTGGTCACGGATGCTCGCCTTGATGAGCGGCAGTTCGTGGAGCTTGGGGTTGCGGGTGGCGGGGGTGAGGGCCTGGAGCGGCATGTAGGCGATCCAGCGTGGTGCCTGGACGGGCGGTGTGGTCACTCGCGGGCCCTCTTCTCTTCGGGGGGTCGGGCGGTCGCGGGGGCGGGGCTCAGTGGTGACCGCGGGTTCCAACCGCGCGCCCCGCTCACTGTGTGGGGCAACCAGGAGGCCGTCAGCCGTCGCTCCCGCGACCGGTGTTGCTCCGGACCTTCCCCTTGCTTCCCGGGTGGGGTGGGTCCGGGGCCGTGGGATGGGCGCCGGTGCGCGCGGTGGCGGTCCGTCCCAGGGCCGGCCCGGACGGTAGAGGGTGTGGATCCTAACGTCCATCGCCAATCATTCTTCATGTTACAGTTATGGGTGTTGGGTCAGCCCAGCAGCCCGGGGTCTGTAACGCCCTGGGGCCGTTCGTCGTACCCCCAGGTGTACGACCCGGCACGAGCACGTCCGGGAGAGCACCCGGACCCACCGAGAGGACACCCCATGACCGACCAGCAGGAACCTCACTTCACACCGCCCACTCTCGCGGACCTCAGCCAGCGGGCCACCATGCTGAACCTGATGGCCGGCCGCTTCAAGGAGCTCGCGGCGGTGGCAACGACCGACTTCAAAGCGGCGGCGCTCAAGCAGTACGAGGCGGAGGGCGTGAAGTCGGTCACCACCAAGATCGGTGGAGAGAAGGTCATCACCTGGACCGTGAAGGAGCCGAAGGCCTCCGGCACGGTGGTGGTCGCCGACCGTTCCGCGCTGACGGACTGGGTACACGTCAACCACCCCGAGCACGCAGGATGGGAGGCGACGATCATCGGCGCGTTCGAGACCGTGCTTCTCGGCTTGGCTGTCTTCGACAAGGAGAGCGGCACAGTCGTCCACAGGGACACCGGGGAGGTCTTGCCCGGCCTGGCGTGGACGCCCTCGCCGCCGCCGTCGAGCATCGCGCCGTCGTGGACGAAGGACGGCCGCGAACAGGTCATGGAGCACCTGCGCACCGGCGCGATCGCGGAACTGATGGCCACTGCGCTCCAGCTTGAGCAGGGAGAAGGCTGATGTTCCCGGTCACCCAGTTCCCGAGGGCTCTCTGCCGCCGCGTCGACCCAGACACGATGTTCCCCAACCTGAAGGACGCCGAGGGCATCGCCGAGGCCAGGGAGACCTGCGTGTTCTGCCCGCACCGCGCCGAGTGCCTGGAGGCCGCGCTCTCCCTCACCCCCGCACGGGACGCGGGCGTGCGCGCCGGAACCACCAAGGAAGAACGGCGGAAGATCCGGCGCAACCGCGCGGCCGCCGCGCGCAAGGAGCAGCAGGCAATCGCCGCCTGACCCTGCCGCTCCGAACCACTCGCCCGACCGGAACCTGTCCGGCCGGGCCCCATCCGAGGACAAGATCTTGAGCACCGCCCTGCCCGACGCGGCCCGCCCGCCGCTGCCCACCGCCCCGAAATCGTGCTGCGCGCACTGCCGGCAGCACCGGGCCGCGCTCGACGCGGGGCTGTCCGCGCCCGCGCTCCGTATGCTGTCCGCCATCGTGCTGCGGACCCCGGGCGACACCGCGTGCTCCGGCGCGGCGGCGGCCGCCGGCCTGACTCCCTACCAGGCGCGACCGCTGCTGGGCGAGCTGGTCCGCTCCGGCCTGCTGGCCAGGCAGCGGTTGCGACGGGCCCGGACCACCGTCACCACGTACAGCGTCAAGGGGGCGGTCCGATGAGTCTGGATCCCCTGCTGTGGGCGCTGAAGGACTCGCCGACCTCGGACCCGTTCGAGCGGTTGATCCTGATCACTCTCGCCGAGAAGGCTGACTCGGACGGCTGCAACGCGTTCCCATCGAAGTCAACTCTGGCTCGGGCTGCGCTGTGCGACGTGAAGACGGTGGGACGCAAGCTCGCCCAGCTCAGGCAGCGTGGTCTGATCGGCGAAGGGGACCAGAGCGCGGCGCGGCACATCCCGGAGCGCTACCGCCCGGTGGTCTACGACCTGCAAATCCCGCTCTCGTGGTTCGGTTACCGGATAGACCGGGTGAACGAGGAACGGGAGCAGAAGGGGCTCGCGCCGCTCACCGCCCGGTCGCGGCCGGACATCGCGCCGGCGCCTACTCGCAGCCGTCGCAGCGACTTCGGCCGGAAGCGCCCGGTGGGCAACGAGGAGCCTGCTGCGGAAGGGCCCTCGGAGCCGACGGACTCTCAGTCCCCCCTGGAAGAAGAACACGGAGGGGGGACTGAGAGTCCCGGCAGGGGGGACTCTCAGTCCGTTCAGGGGGGACTTGAAGACCCCCAAATAGCCCCTATAACTCTCCCCGGTCACCCGCCCCCAGGTGCGGACCCCGCTGACGTGCACGGTCAGGCCGACGCCGAGCTGGGCGCGCCGGCCGGCGGGGACGGCAAGCCGCCCCGCCCGAAGTCCAACAAGCGGGAGAACACCGACCGCCGCCGGGCGGACCGGACGGCGGAACAAGCGAGGCTCGACCAACTCGCGCGGGATGGTGCCACAAGGTGGTGGGAGCACGCCCAGGCCGAGTTCGGTCCGTGGGCGGGCGCCAAGAACGGCTTCCCGATGCTGATGGGGATGATCAAGCGCGCCGCCGACGCCGGGTACACGAAACAGCAGATCTGGGCCGCGCTGCTCGCCTGCGGCAAGCATGTTCCCTCGGCGCAACAGTGGCAGGCCGCTCTCGGCACGGCCGCCGGAAAGGCCGTACAGCAGGGACGGCGCGGTGCGGCGCCGATGTACGACGATGCCGCCTCCCACCCCCAGTCGGAGCAGCAGGCCGCGAAGCCAGCGGCCGACGAGCTGCTGAACGCGCTGAACAGCCGGTGAAGGGCGGACCCGACATGGTTGCCTCGATCGCGGAGCTGACGCTCGGACGGGAACTGACGGCCGCGGACACTGCGGCCACGGTCAAGGCGCTGGCGATCCGCCAGGCACGCGGGGTGATGGCCAGGGGGACGATGGAGCAGCGCGCTCGCGGCACGGTGCCGGTGCAGGACGGCGTGGTGTGGGAGCGGCCGGACGAGTACCGGTTGGGCATCTACGTAACGGCCTGGCTCAAGAGCCTGGAGCGGGCCCGGCATCGGGCCTACCTTCGGCACCACGTCTGCGTGCCGCCCGGCGGACTGCCCGAGGGTGGGGTGCTGCTCGACGACGACCAGCATCCCCAGGCCCTCGCCTACTGGGTGAAGCGGATCGCCGCCGGCCAGGAAACCAAGCAGCACCTGATCGCCTTCGGAAACGTGGGCTCGGGTAAGACGGCCGCGGCGATCGCCCTCGGGTCGCTCGCCGTCCAGGCCGGGATCATGACCCGGTACGTCCGGCACGGCGACTACGTGCGCTGGCTACGTCCTGACGGGGCACCGGCCGGGCTCACGGCGCTCCAGGTCAGGGAGTTCCACGACCGGTGCAAGCTGCTGATCCTGGATGAACTGTGCGGTGAGATGGACGGCCAAGCGACCGAGGCCGTACGCCAGGCGACCGGCGACCTGCTGTCCGCGCGGATCGCTTCCGGCCTGCCGACCGTGATCGCCACCAATCTGCACTCCGCGCAGATCGCGAAGGTCCTCGGCGACCGGATCGTCTCCCGGCTCGGGGAAAGCGCCATGGCGCTGGAGTTTCTGCGTCCGGACCGCCGTGAGCCGGTGCGGTGGTGACCCGTCGACCCGGGCCGGCGCGCCGCCGGTTCACAGCCAGGGTGGCTAAGGTGCGAGGGGAGACCACGAGAGGACGCTCCCCCATGCCCGAGTACGGCCCGGCAGCCCGCGCCCAGGTGGCCGCGGCGGTTGCCCAGCGCGATGTCGCCCAGTTCGCTGCCGCTCTGGTGGGCACCACGTCGACCCGCCGGCCAGCCAGAGACCGGATCCGGGAGGTCAGGCACCTGCGGGCGTTGGCGCTTGAAGCACTGGACCGCACGGTGATCACAGCGCGCCTGGAGGGGACGAGCTGGGAGGAACTGGGCGCGGCACTGCTGTTGGACCCGGATACCGCGCGGGTCCGGTACGAGGCGGCGGTGACGCGGTGGTCGGCTCCGGGCGGTTCAGCGGCGAGCGGCCCAGGCGATCCCGGTGACCCGGACGTGGCGGGGACAGCAGAGCTTCTCGACGCCTGGTACGCAGCGGCCAACGTGGCGTTGGACCCGCAGGTCGATGAGCCGGTCGACCGGCCGGTCTCAAGAATCCTCCACCCCTGATAATCATTTTACATGTTACACTTAAGGAGGGGATCTAAGGCTGCCCGACCCGGCAGCATCACCGGGCCAGCAACCCGGACAACCGAGAGGACACCCGTGACACTCCTGCTCCCGCCTCGCCGCCTTGATCGTGCAGTCGACGAGCCCAGCGGCGTCCCCGCCTTCCCCCGGCTGCTCCTGGCCGGCGTCGAGAAGGCCGGCAAGACGTACGAGGCGGCTCTGGCATCGAACTCCGACCTGGTCGGCACGACGTACTGGCTGGAACTGGGCGAGGACTCCGCCGACGAGTACAAGCAGTTGGGTCCCTACCGGATCGTCCGTCATGACGGCAGCTACATGGATTTTCTCGACGCCGTTCGCTACGCCGTGGCCCAGCCGCGCGGTGCCGACGGCAAACCCAACCTGATCGTGGTCGACTCCGCCAGCATGCTCTGGGAGCTGCTGTGCGACGAACAGACCGCGGTGGCCCGCCGGCGGGCCACCGAGCGCGGCGCGGCACCGGACAGCGAGCTGACCATCACCGCGGACCAATGGCAGAAGGCGAAGAACCGGTTCAAGGACGTCATCAACACCCTCAAGTACCACGACGGTCCGGTGCTGATCACCGCCCGGCTGGAGGACGTCGTGCTCTTCGACGGGGACAAGCCCACACGGGACCGGGCATGGAAGGTGAAGTCGGAGAGGTCGCTGCCGTTCGAGTGCACGGCGGTCGTCCAGCTCCGGGCCCGGGACTCGGCGTTCCTGACCGGCGTGCGCTCCCTGAACCGGGATTTGAGCGCCGCCCACATCCGCCCCCTGCCCGGCTTCAACGTCGACAAGCTGTTCCGCGACCTCGGGATGGACAAGCGGGTCGCCCGCTCGACCTACCGCGCATCGCACCCGGAGGCCATCATCCGGGAACAGGCCGAAGGCCTGGACATGCTCGATGACCTGCCGGACGACCCGTCCGACGACCAGCTGACCAAGTTGATCATGCTCTCCTTCGGCACCCAGCAGCCCGAGTACCTGCACCGCCTCACCGCGTTCTACGGCCACCAGATGCTGAGCCGCCGCAAGGTCGCCGGCAAGGACGGGCCGGTGTCGGCAGCCGACGCCATCGAGCGCGCGCTCAACGCCCTGGCGAACAAGGCCGGGACGGCCTCCCCGCAGCCGCCGTCCCAGGCCCAGGACGCGTTTGGGGCCTCCGGGTTCTCCAGCCCGGGAACCGAGCAGCCGCGCTGCACCGTCCCGGACTGCCCCACCCCAAAGAACTGCGTCCGCCCGTACGCCAACGGCGCCCGCTGCGAACAGCACGGCCCCCGGCAGGATGCCGGCCGCGACGCCGGACCAACCGCTGAGGAGCACCAGATGCCGAAGCAGCCAGTACCGGTCCACCCGGCACAGATGCTGCGCGACGAAGCGGCCGCCCAAGCCCGGGTGCTCGGCCTCAGCGTCGACAAACACCTGGCGGAACTGGCTCCCCCCGGCAGCACCGCGAGCCAGCTGCCGCCTACGCGGCTGGGCGGGCACCTGCTCAGGTGGCGGCCGGTCGTGGTCACCGCGCTGCGCGACAAGGGACACGATGACCTCGCCGAGCAATACGCGAAGCTCGGCACCAGGGTGCCGACCCGGGAAGCCGCCGAGATCCTGAACTCGGCGGCCGCGCAGTAAGACCGGTGACGGGAAGGGGCCAGCCGATCCGGCTGGCCCCTCGTGGAGTTCTACGGCCTGCTGCCGGTCCTTGCCCGGCGGGCGTTCTTCGTGGCCCGGCGCAGCCGGGCCACCTCTTCTTCCTCCTCGTGCCGGAGGCGGGTGTACTCGGCGGGGAACATGTCGGCCAGGCGGCGGCGAGCCCGCTGCGCCGGGTTGCGGCCGCGGTCGATTCGACCGGCGGCCCGGGCGGCGTCGCCGGCGGCGATCACCTGGGCGAGCTGCTGCTCCTGTTCAAGGGCGGTGCGCAGTTGGCGGACCCGCTTGGTGTAGGCGTTGCGGGACTCGCCGTCGGCCTGGACCACGTGGTGGTTGGCGAGCAGTCGTTCTGTGGTCCGCGCGACGCGTTTGACGACTTCGGGGCTGCGGAACACGGTCGCCAGTTGGTTGGCCTGGGGGTGCGTCACGAAATCGATCAGCATGTCGGCGAATGCCTGGTCGGGTGCTGCCGCCAGGGCGGCCGCCATCTGGTTCGGTGTGGCGGTCACGGTGCCGATCCCCCTCGGTTGTGCTGGAGCGCGTTCGGGCGGCGGCCCGCCAGCCCGTTCCCGTCCGTGTGCCGGATCACCGCGTAGCTGCGCTCCCCGGCCCCGGTTCGCGCCCGAGGGCACTGCCGGTGGGCTCGGTTACTCGCGTCCCCGCGCCGAAAGGACACCCTCTACCGGATATCGGGAGAAAGCGAACTTCGCGGGGGCTTTCGCCTCGACGGTGGGTGGGCGGCGGGCCGCCTGGTTGGAATGCTACGGGCTGCTCGCCGGAATCAGGAATCGCTCCCGTTGACGGGCTCGCGCAACCGCTTCTTGAGCTTGTCCAGGGTCTCGTCGGAGGTGTCGAAGGTGAGGTTCGAGAGATCGACGCGGGCGGGCGGTACGGGGCTGGTGGCGATCTCGATCTTGGGCGCGATGCCGGAGCGGTGCCAGAGCGCGGCGTAGGAGACCTCGGAGGCGGCGAACACCGCGACGATGGCGGTCAGCAGCGCACCGGGGCGGACGGGATCGCTGAAGCCTCCCTGCGCAGCCACGGTTGCGGCGCCGGAGATACCCGCGAGGACGCCGACGATCATCTGCTTGGCCTTAGGGGACCAGTGCGGGCGCAGCACGATGGCGGCGAGGATGGGGAGAACGGAGCCGACGGCGGCGCCGTAGCCGGCGCTGTGGACGACCAGGCTGTCGAGGTTCATGTAGGCCTTCCGGGTTGGGTTTCGGGTCGGAGGGCACGGTGGCGGGCGGGCCTGGTTTGTGTCGTGTCCTCAGGGGTCCAGGTCCGCGCGGATCGGGTCCTCGGGGGTGGGGTGGGTGGCTCCGAGGGAGGCGAGTTGGGCACGCAGGAGGCGGATGTAGCGGATCGCAGAGTCGCGCCACCGACGGTGGTCCTCTGCCATGCGGTCGAGCTTCTCGGCCTGCCGGGCCTGGCCGGTCTCCAGCGCGCTGATCCGCCCACGTAGTTCGGCACGCTCGGCCCGGTGTTCGGCGTAGAGCGCGACGAAGCCCGCCTGGAGGGCTTCAGCGGCGGAGGCGGCGGCCGCGGCTTCGGCGGTCTCCGCGTCGGCCTCGGCCTGAACCTCGACGGACTCGGCCTGAACCACGGCGACGTGTTCGTCGGCGGCCGCCCTCCGGCTAGCCTGGCGGGCGGCGAGCCAGCCGCTGGCGATCACCCCGAGCAGGGCGCACACCGGTGTGGCGACCGCAGTGATCGTCTCGGTGGTCGCCAAGCTCAGTCGCCTTTCTCGGGTGATCAACAGAGTGAACGGGGATATGGCCTGGGCGTCGTGTTCGCTCGGACAGCCCTCGCGGGGGTTAAGAGTGGCGACCTGGGGCGGTTGCGTCGCGTGCTTGGGTCTTCACCTGTCAGTCGACCACTGACCAGCGGACAGTGCTGAAGCTCAGCCAACCGCCGAGGCCACCGCTGGCGTTCCACGTCTCGATGTCCCCGTTGGTCTGGATGTAGAGCCGGGCCCCGGTGTTGCTGTAGGTGGCGACGTCGAAGACCTCGCCAGCCCGGGGGCGCAGGGCGGCGTCGTCGATCGTAGCGATCACGCCGCCGGTGAACCCTGAGGGGATGTACGCGATCCCGCGCATGGCAACCCAGCCGTCGGGCAACATCTTGAGGCCGACGCTCCGCCAACCGGACCCAAGCTGTCCGCAGCCGTTCTTGAACGTCGGGGTGACCCAGCTGGTGGTGTTCTTGATGATCCCGCCGCCGTCGAGCTTGATGTCACCGCCTTGGACGCGCAGGCCGGCCTTCGTCTGAAAGAGGACTTCCCCGAGGAGGGCCTTCATCGTCAGCCCGTTGGCGTCGAAGAACAGGCTGGCGGACTGGTCTGCAAGCTGGACGAACCAGGCATCGGGGTTGAAGTAGATCTGTGCGGCCTTGTACCCGTCGGCCGCGTTGCGGCGCACGCTCTGGGTGATCGCGGCTGGGGTGGTGTCCGTACCCGCGATGCCTCTGATCATCGTCTCGCCGCCGAGGCGGCCGTCGCCGTTCACGAAGAACGTGAAGTTGCCGTAGCTCGGGAAGCCGGTGGGTTGGCCGTCAATGGTGGCTGGCCCGCCCGATCCCAGCCACAGCGTGGGGGTGTGCGATCCGTCGGCGTTGAGCTGGGGTGCGGTCAGGCGGGTCATGGGGGTGCTGCCGTCGGTTGTGGCACGAACTTCCGCGGTCAGTCGGGCGGGCTTCTGCTCCGCGCCGGCACCGGAGTAGAGCAGCACGGAGGGGCTGGCGCTGCCGTTCGTCGGGTCTAGTGGGGACAGGAGGACGCGGCGGCCGGTGAGGGCGGTCTGGACGGTGGAGCCGACCAAGGTGACACCGGTGATTGTCTTGCCGTCGACGGCGTCGGCGGACAGTTGGGCGGCGGTGACAGCACCCGCCGCGATCTGCCCTGCGGTGATGGCGTTCGCGGCGATCTTGTCGCTGGTGATCGACAGTGCCTTGATCTCGCGGCCGGTGATGGCGGCGGCCGCGATGGTACCGGCGGTGACAGCGTCGGTGGCGATCTTGCCGGCGATGACCGCCCCGGCAGCGATCTTGCTGGCGGTGACGGCGTCGGTGGCGATCTTCCCGGCGACGATGCTGCTCGCGGCGAGTTCGTCCGCGGTGACCGCTCCGGCGGCGAGCTTGGCGGTGGTGACCGCCCCTGAGGTGAGTTCGCGAGCGGTGACGGTGTTGACAGCGATGGTGCCTGGGGTGACCGAGTCGGCGGCGAGCTTGCCCGCGGTGACGGCCTCCTGGCCGATCTTCGCGGCGGTCACGGCGGCGGCCTGGATGGCGGCGGAGTTGATCGCTCCGACGGCGACCTTGGTGGCGGTGACGGCGCTGTTGGCGAGTTGGAGTTCGCCGATGATGCCGTTGACGAGGTCGTCGGTGACGACCTTGAGCGGGGTGCCCTGGGTGGCGGCGCTGGCGGGGCCTCTGGCGCCAGCGGCGTTGACGGCGACCAGGCGTATCCACAGCGGGGTGTAACCGGTGGTGGCCAGGGTGATGCTGGCGCCGGCGGCCGCGAGGGTCGCGGCCATGGTCTGCGGGCCTGGTGTGAGGTCTGCGGCGGTGCCGGCATGGACTTCGACGTGGGAGAAGTTCAGCGGGGAGTTGTAGGCGTCGGCCCACTGCCCGTCCCAGGTGACTTTCAA